TTAAATAGCTAAATGCTTCTACTAAGCATGCATACAAAAGTCCATTGCCAAAATTCAAACTTAAAAAAGTTGTCGTATTTGCTGAACTCAATCCTAATGGTCTAGCATTATAATGTAATTTATACATAAAACCCGAACTTGGAGTAGGCACAATTGTTATTCTTCCTGAGGAAGTTGCTCCAGCTCCTGTCGCTCCTCCAGACATAGCATAGTATTTTGGTGTGCCAGTAGTTGTTTCAGCTGCATCATATTCTCTTAAAAAAGTAATATCTTTCTTTTCTAACCAGCTATTAGCACCTGTTGCCGCTGTTGTTGAAGTATAAACCTGTATTCCTCTGACAAATAAAGTTCCCGCAGGAGCATTTACATTATCTTTTGAAGCTACTAAATTGCCTATAACTTCTTTTCGATCTGCATCAATTGGAACATCTCTTTGAATTCTAAGTTCTGAATTATCTATAAACTGATCTGTAATTGTACTAGATAATACAGAAGTTCCAACTTCTGTATAATTTAAAATTGCTGTTGTAAGTGTTGAATATGTAAATCCTGCCATTATGCACTAAGAGTTGCTGGTCCAACTGAGACTGGAAACCCTCCTCCTTTCACGCTACCTGCTGTTGCAGTGTTTGTGTTAACTGTAAAATAAAACCAATTGTCTGTTTGATCTGTATCTCTACTACCGCTAACATACTTACCTGTAGTAATAGCATAACCTGAAGCATATGCAATATTTGATCCTGCTATACCATCAAAACTGCCAGGATTGCCATATCCTGCAGAACCATCTGAAACTGTTGGTGCTCCTCTAAATCTGTATGTTGATCCATTTGTTAGCCCATGATCCGGTGCATAAACATTTATAATTCCTGATGAAGCCGCGTACGTGGTAAACGGATCATGTGGTAGTAATTGTGCTACAGTTTTTTCTGTTCTATCTGTTCTTACATTTTGTAAACCTTGTGCATCTCCACCATGAGGTCTTGGCTCTAATTGAGGTTGTTTATTTTCATATTCAGATTTATGAACAAACATTCCAGTCCATTCCCTAACCATTTCATTGTATGGAAAAGCCATTCCTGATCGGTCTGATATTGCCTGTGCGTATTTTCCTCTTGCGTATGCCATTATATATTCGGGTAATAATTCTTCGGAGTTATATAAGTACTAGATGAAGAACCATCTTCTGCTAATGCTCGTGTTAACTCGTCTTCATACAACAATTTCATTTGTTGTACTAATTGTGGGTTAAATTTTTGTGCTAAATAAAATGCAAGTCCTGAAACCATACAAGGTACAAATCTGTATGGAATATCTGTTGCGTCTGTATAAGTTGCATCTGCATCTTGGATTCTTTTTACAAAAAACATGTGAACATCTTTTGCTGCCGCTGTTGAATCGGGTGTTGGGTAAATTGTAAATGTAGTTTTGTCCACGAATCTTTGAACAAAATATTGTGCTGGAGTTCCTTTAGAAAGTTTACTTGATAATGCTGAATAAGCAGATCTAGTTATTTTTGTAAGAGAAGAATCAGATTGATCTGTATCTGTTTTATCGGATCTAAGTGTAGCTTCTAAAACATCATCCAAGCCATAAGTAGAAGTTCCAGTTGTTCCGCCTGCTGTAGTAGCACTTGTCCCATCGCCCGATGCTCTATAAAAAGTATATTCTGCCTGACCTTCAACTAGATCAATATTAGTATCCCCTACTTCCCAGTAGTGCAAACCTCTATTGCCCCATTCTTGAAAAAGAATATTTAAAGATCTTCTTGCTGATTTTAATTGATAACCACTTACTGCTGAAATACCAAGTCTCTCGTAAGCTTCTTGTATAATTTCATCAACAGCAAATGTCTTGTCGAACGTTACTGTTCCAGAAGTAGTATTAGCCATCTGCTACTCCTTAATACGATTTACTTAATTCAAGAATAATCGTGTAAGCATCATTACTCGTATGATGCAAAGTTGTTAAATCAATATCTCCATCAATGCCGCCGCCTGCATTGTTTTTAATTCCACCAAATGATCTAAAATCAAAATGCCCCATAGTAGGTTCTAAAGCTACTCCACCACCTAAAATTAATGCTTTAACATTACTTGAAGCATTCCATTCTAAATCGACTCTCATGCCTGAAATTGCATACCATACTTGTGTAATATGAACTCTTGCACATTCAGCTCCTGTATGTGAATTATCGGTTAAAGCTGAAACATCTACTTTTGCGACAGATGATTCACCTGTACCATCTGATATATTTGTAAACTTCATTACAGCGGTTCGATCGCCATCTGATAAAGTTTGACTTGTTACTGCGTCTGCCATTTTTTCCTCCTGTTAGAGAGAGGGAGCCGAAGCTCCCGCTCTAATTAAAGTTTATTTATTACGCGTCGTAGCCGTAAAATTTAAGTATAAATTTTCCAGCGTCATATACACCATCTGTTCCGCCACCTGAACCAACTAGATATAAATATCCGTTAGCTGGTGGTACAGTTGTAAAGCCTTTTGGTGCTAATATACCAGTCCAATCAACTGCTGTATTTAAAACCGCAGTTTCTGTCAAAGCAGTAATTGCTGCATCTTCAGTACCAGTAGCTACAGTCGCTGTATATAAATCGATGTCTGGTTCTCCAGTTGTTGGTGTTTCTAAGCATTGCATATAACCAGATAAAATAGTACCGTTATTATCTGCTGTGATTCGTCCATAGTGACAATTAGCAGTTGCTTCTTTACCGATAATATCGGCTGCAGCACTTGAACTTAAACCAGTTAGATCTAAAGCAATAGTTGTTTCAATTAAATTACCAACAGTTACTACTGCATGTTTTACAATTGCATTTGATACTGCTGATATACCAGTTCCTACAGTCATTAAAGCTGTAGTCGCTAGACTTGTTGCGCCTGCAACAGATAATGTGCTTGACGCAGTTACAACACCTGCTGAACTAACTGTAAAATAATCAGTATAAGCTCCAGTTGCTGCTGTTTTTACAGAGACCTTAAGACCAGATTCTGCTCTTACTGTTCCTGCGAATGTTGTGTTTGCCATAATATTCCTCCTAGAATATTTTAAATGTAGTCCCTAGGGGCATGTCGACTATACGCGTCTACATTTAAGTTTTTTTAAAATTTGTATAGTGATTTTTTATAGTGTTTTTTTAAATAGAGCGCAAGAGATCTTTTTTCTTTTTACCAAAGATATCATTCCAATTTTTAGCATAAATAGCATTGGTTGGTCTGGATTTTCCATCCCATTGTCTATTTTTGTTTAAATTTTTAAGTTTATTTTCAGCATTTTTGCGATAGCCATCATTATGCTCTTCTTGAAAAGCTTTACTTTGATAGTCTGTCATCTGGTAATTTTTATATTATTTTTATATAGAGTGCAAGAGATCCCTGCATAAAAGTACGATTTCAGCGATGTGGCGTTTATCTAAGTTGCCACAGAAACTTGGGCAGCTGACTCACTGATTTTGTTTTCTCTATCAGCAATTTTAAATTCTTCAGCTTTGATCTGGGTGATGATACTTCTAATTTTCTCATCAATGTCGACCATGTTAAGAGTATATTTTCCGTGTTGATTATACTCATACTGCCACCCTAACTCCAAGGACCTTTTTTGTTTGTACAGGTCTTCGGTCATGATTAACCTCCTCATAGGTTATTCTACGGGTATCTCGATACATTCCCGTTGATTCCCACTTTATACTCTTTTCTCCTAGTTTGTCAATGATTGCTTGTTCAATAGATTTAGCATTATCTTCCGCTAAAATTTCAAATTTAGCGTGATAGTCGTAAGCCCATATCTGTACTAGGAAATTTTTCATATTCACCCTTATAAAGTAAAAAGGGGCCGTTTTAAGGCGGCCCCTTAATTTGTTAATTATTACGCACCTTCAACACCGTAGATACCTCTAGGGTCGGATACTCCAAATGAGTATCTTTCTCTAGCTTTGTATCTTACGTTTCCTGTTGAGAAATCGCCTTCCATTTTAGTTTGGATAGGTAATCTTTCAAAGTACTTCATACCATTAGGCACGTCAGTGTTAATGTACCAAGAATCAGTATCTGTTAGATAGTGATTTACTCTGTATCCTTCAGGGATCATTCCCATGTTCTTAAGAGCATTGATATCATTATCAGCTGTACCAGTTCTACCTTGAGATTTTAACAATCTTTCAGCATTGAATTGGTTTTCAGAAGGAACGATCATTTTCATTCCTCTAGCTGCGATTTTAAGACCTCTTTCATCAGTTAGTGCTGCAATGTCAATCATTGCTTGCTCTAACGATGTTTCGTTAAGGTCTGCCTGTGTACTTAGCGTGTTTGAGAAAGTTCCAGCGATTGTTGGGTGTGCTGTATTGAACAAAGATACTGCATCACCAGAATCAAAGTTATCTGTAGTAGGTAACCCTTGATTTAGTGGATTAGCAGCTTTGATCTGTTTAGCATTTGCCATCGATCTCGCTAGCGCTTTTGTATAACGAGACGATAGTCTGTCATACAGGTTGTCTTCCATTGCTTCTTCAGTCAAAGCGAATGCAAGAGCCACTGTTTCATTAGTGTATCTTGCAGTAAATGTTTCTTGTGCATTGTCATATGCAACAGCCGAACCCTCAGGTTTGACATATGCATTAGCAAAGCCAGATAACATTACTTCTTCTTCAAAAGCTCTGTCAGATGATTCAGTAACATAAATTTCTTTATGCTCCTGGTCGTATCTTTTGTACTCTAAGCCGAACAAGGCGTTTAAACCAGGCTCAAGCTCTTTTACGAGTTGTTGTCGTGATATAGCCATAATTTATTCTCCTTATACCCCGGCCGTTCCAGAACAAAAAATATGTTGACAGATCTGAACACGCCAATTTACATTAGCTGCTCCGATTTCATCATTTTCAGGATCTCTAGAAACACCGATTACTTTTAATATACG